GATACCCTATCGGATACCCTATCGGATACCCTATCGGATACCCTATCGGATACCCAAAGCGATAGGGCATCCGATACCCTATCCCAAAATCGTCCATATCCCTCAACCCTCATCCCTCAACCTACAACCTACAACCTACAACCCTCAACCGTCGCGCAACCGGAGCGCGACAAGATTGAGCAAGGCGACGTGGACGAGTCTTATCCGATTGAGTTCGAGCAGTTCTGGGGAATCTATCCCCGGCACGAGGGCAAGCAGTCCGCGTATCAGGCTTGGCGCAAGGCTCGGAGGAAAACCAACCACGTGTTCATGCTTGCCAAAGCCCAGCAGTATGCGAACGACCCGAACCGTGTCGGCCAGTACACGCTCGCGCCGACCAACTGGCTGAAAGGCGAACACTGGGACGATGACCCGCTACCCAACCGCAATACCACACCGGATAGGTCTCAAGCCAACCAGGACGCAAACGCGGCGCTGATAGCCCACTATGCGGCCTTAGAAGCCGCTGAAAACAATTCACAGCAAGGGGTTCTGTCATGTTGACGCTCAAGGAAAGCACGCTCGTGCTGGCGAAGATTCGCGTGCATCACGGCAACGCTCCCATCACCGACTTGGAGGCTCGCACGTTCCACGAGGAGCTGCGTTCCGACCTCACGTTGCAGGAGGCGTTGGAGGCGGTCAAACGCTTCTACGCGGACAACAGCACGGGTCGCTGGTGCGGTTCCGGCGACATCAACGCCATCGTCCGCAAACTGCGCAACGGTGCGAAACCGTCCGAAGCGCAGATAGGCCGGGAGTGCGAACGTCTGGGACTGGTGGGAGATCAGGCGTGGCTGTATCGCCGGGAGCGCATGATGGGTCGTTCCTCGGACGAGTCTCGACGGGTGGCGTTGGCCGCGCGTGACCCGTTGCGTTTGCCTTCTGCGAAACCCAAGCGCAGGCGTGAGGGTGGTGGTTTCAATCCGGGTTTGGGTGTGGCGTTGGACGAGGTTCTGGCGACACGCCGTCCGGCTGAATCATGACCGGTTTGATGGCATAATTGAGAGTTGCTGACACGTCCGAGACCTTCAAAAACTCGAAGGTCAAGGTCACTATTGTCTTTTTCCACTGAAACTACGAGGCTCTGCCGTTACCACGGTTGCTGGCGGGATATCGTCACCGACGCGCCGTCCATGCTTATCGGACATGGCGTCGAACCGAATCTGAATCTCTTGTGCGACAAGCATGCCAGCCAGTTGACCGGCGACCTGCGATGGTTGGAACGCAGTCTGCCTGACCTGTGCGAGTATCGCATCAACCGCGCCTACGGGCACAAGAACGGTGGCGGCGGTCAATCCGGCACCGCTCCCGCACCGTTACGCGAGGCCCTGCATGATCTGCTGTACGCGGACGATGACCACGGTTATCCGGGGTTGCAAGGCACGTTGTACGAGTGGATGCGGAGCCTGAAAATCAACCTGCCCGAGTCCACGCCACTGTCGGACATGGTTCACCGTATCGCCAATCATCCGAAACTCATGGAGCATTCCAGCACCCCCGTGTACGCGGAACTGGTTCACAGCCTGACACGCAAGCTGCGTCGTTTCCTCACGGACGATGACGGGGAAACCGTACTGTACGGGCCATGCCCCGCCGACGAGTGCTTGGGTCAGCTTTCCTGCTATGCGGACGCGGAGACGGCGAAATGCCCGAAATGCGGTTTCAGTATGCCGGTAGCCCTTATCAGGGCGGAACGGGTGAAACGTCTCCTCCAATCGGAGGCGGTGAGAACCCGTGGCGAACTATTGGACATCATCAAGGCGTGCGGAATGCGCGTGAACCGCAGCACTTTGCGCAGTTGGATACATCGAGGCCAGTTGCCTCAGCAGGGCGAGGATGCGTACAGCAATCCGCTTTACCGGTTCAGTGACTTCTACCGTCTCGCGTCCGGTTTGTCGGAGGATGCGGACGTGTGGGAGATCATGCAGGCTTCGCAAAACCAATCCAAGGAAGGAGACAACAAGTGAGCAACCAGATTCAACCATTCAACTTCAACGGCATTCAGGTGCGTGTCCTAACTGACGAACACGGCAACCCGTGGTTCCTTGGAGCGGACGTATGCGCCATTCTCGGTACGGCAACCAACCATATTCGGGAATACCTCGATGCCGATGAAATCACCAATATCCGTACTACGGACATTGCTCAGAACGGCGGCAAGGCACCCGTTTTCGTGTCCGAGTCCGGCTTGTACTCCCTCGTGTTACGCAGCCGCAAGCCCGAAGCCCGCGAGTTCAAACGCTGGGTGACGCACGAGGTGCTGCCATCGATTCGCAAACATGGCGCGTACATGACCGAATCGACTTTGGAAAAGGCAGTCACCGAACCCGACTTCCTTATCCGGCTTGCCACGCAAATCAAACAGGAGCGGGCGGAAAAGGAGAAGGCCCAAGCACAGGTCGAACGGATGCGTCCCAAGGCGTTGTTCGCTGACGCTGTGGAAACCTCGAAGACCAGCATCCTTGTGGGTGACTTGGCGAAAGTCCTGAAGGGCAATGGCGTGGATATTGGCGGCACGCGCTTGTTCGCGTGGCTGAGGGACAACGGATGGCTGATGAAAACCGGTAGCTCTCGCAACATGCCCACGCAGAAATCTATGGAATTGGGATTGTTCGAGATCAAGGAAACCACCGTGGTTCACTCGGACGGTCACACGACCATCAACAAGACACCGAAAGTCACGGGCAAAGGTCAGACGTTCTTCGTCAACAAGTTCCTCGGACACAGGGAGATTACTCAATGAGCATCAATCTTGGCACCACGGAAGTGGAATTGGGCTTGTACTCCAAAGCGCTCCAACTAGCCACGTTCACCGTGGAAGTCCCGGTGGTGGGCGAACTGGAACCGGACAGCGTGTTCATAGGCGAAGACATGCAACCACGAGCGCACGTGACCGTGACTCCGCCGCCCAACGGTTCCGTCGAAAAAGCCGTTGAAGCCGGTATCCATGCATTCCAGACGGCATTCACCCAAACCATGAAAGGACAATCAGTTGACTGAAACCGAAGACATGGAAACCCGGGTACGCAAGGCGTTGTCCCCGATTCTCGGCATGAAACCATACGTCGTGATCGTTGACCGCAGCACGTTGCAGGACATGCACGAGGATTTGTGGCGTTTGGGCGTGTACACGCCCGAATACCAGTCGCCGGTCACTACGTGTGGATTGCTGTCGCTTGCCGAGGACATGATGCATGTGTCCGTCGAATCAGATGATGACGAGGAGGATGAATGAACGAGGAAAACAAGCATGTTTTCTACGATTCCACGTCGGTGTGGCTCAGCGTGAACTGTGAGGAAGGGGAGCTGACTGAGTTTAAGGTTGACGTTCCCGTCAGAATCGATTCGACCGGTGCCATGCCTTTTCTGAAAGACCCCGCCCTTGACGCGCTTTTTCAAGCGAGGGTGAGGGTGGGCTGCAACTCTGACCAGCTTCAAACCGCCGTTCAAGCCGGTGTCGAAGCGTTTCAGAAGGCGTTCAACGAGTCGATGGAATCGAGGGGCATGTGAACTGGCTGAAACGACTATTGCACTTGGAGGAGCCGGAACCGGTCGAAAAACCGGAATCTGAACCACCAGTAGTGGAACCATGCCCCATCTGCGGACGCACACCCAAACTGAAGCATACATGCGTCACCCGCAACTACCCCTACTACTGTCTGGAAAAAGACAAGTGGAGGCTCTTTGAATGGTGCGATCACGGCGAAAGCATCCTCTCATTCGCCCCGTTATTTGAAAGCGATGATGTTCAGAAGTGGAATACCGCTTGCCAACGATTGAAGACAACGATTGACGAGCCGATTCCCGAATGCCCCGCCTGCGGGGAAACTCCCACCGTGCAACCGGACTTGGAGTCGGATATTCCCCAGCTTGTCTGCTCGTGCAACGAATTGTTGAGCAACTACGAGATAGCCAACATCTACCAACGCAAGGGCGAGTGGATATATCGCTGCAATGCGTTGAAACGCAAGCAGGACAACTTGAAGGAACTGGAACAGCTTATCGAAAGGGAGTCGGAATGAAGAAGATTCGTGTCGATTGGAATGGCCTGAAGCCCGGCGATCTGATTCACGTCAAAGGCAGTACGAACACGTACAAGTTCAAGTCCCGCATTGATTGGGATGACATGATTAAGGTCGAGGTAGACGGAGTTGGTGTTTCCGCCACGTGGAAGCTGGGAGTCGAAAAGGAACCGGCTTCCATGTTTCTCGTTGTCTACAAGGAGGATTTCGATTACGCCACCCGCCCAGCACCAAAGAAACCACGTATTCGTATTGAAGAACCGGTTTCGCCCGGCGAATACTGGGCGCGTATCCAGACTGGCGAGGGAGAGACGTGGGCGCAAATCATCAAAGCCTATTCCAATAGCTACGTTTTGCTGTACGGCGACAACGATAAGCACGTATATCAGGTCAGTGGGCATTCGGGCTTACGCGGGTACTCGTGGATGACCTGGGAGGAATTGTTGCAGGTCAATAAGCAGACTCCGATTCTGGAATTGTTGTCTGCCGAGGAATACTACACGAGGAAAGCCAAGGGCCAGTTATGAGAATGCTCATTGAAGCCGATCAACTGTGTCCGCGATTCATGGGAAAAACCCTGACGGTGAATCACGAGGGCAATCAGTTGAAGGGGACGCTCACCAATCTGCGTGTGGACGCACACCCGTGGGAAGCGAAAACCGTGCTGGACATAATCACCGGATACGAACAAACCATCGAAGCCACGTTGAGTGGAAGCCTGACCATCCGCCTGCACGCTACCGACAAAATCACCGTGGAGGACGCATGAGCCAGCCGATTCACCCCGGTCAGCTCAAAACCGTGAACAACAAGTTGGCGGAACTGGGCAAGACAATGGTCTACCAGCCTGACATGTTCCGCAGCCGCCCTGAGCTTCACCAAGGGCTGATTGCCTGCTGCAAGGCGTTTGCCAGCTACATGACAGTGCACATGCTGACCGCCTCGATACATTTAGCCACGATGACGCCCGCATTGGCGGAACAGCTGCACCATGCACGCAACAAAGCAAAAGGTTTGGGAGAAGACCAATGAGACACATATTCATCATCGACGGCGGCAATGCCGCCGAAGAGTTTCCCTTCGGGTCGATGTTGTACAGTTTTTCGTCCACGAATGGCGACCATGTGAACATTCAAGTGTGCAGACGCTGCAAGATGAACCCATGCCGCTGCACAATGGCCGAGGAGAAGCTGCTGCGCACGATCAAACGTAAGCCAGTCCCCTATTGTTCGGAAACCATGCTGGAAAACCTGAGGAAACAAGATACCCGCCGGCTTCACTTACGCACGGAATGGTGATACTATCCGCGTCTCGGTCAAGGCCGTGGCGGTTGGTTTGGCCTATGAGAATGCCGCCCTAGTGTGCTTCCTTGAGAGGCAGTGGCGGCTTCTAACACGCCTATCATAGTTTGAAACCCGTGACAATCAATCAATCAATTGTCACGGGTTTCAGTGAATGAAAAGCATGTTCTCGTATAATCGGGCCCACACTCGTTGTTTAATGCACCAGCTCGCGCCGGTTGTCTTCCGCTTTGATTCGTTCGGCCAGCCGCTTAACGCTCGGACTGCTTAGGGTCACGCTTGCGTGGATCGCCACAAATCTCAACCGCATGTGCGTAGCTCTCGCTGGTACCCCCGTTATAACTGTCGAAGTCATCGCTCCGATACCAGCATGGTTTTTGCCCAGGCCCCCACTCATAGTAGGACCAGACGTGGTTCTCACCCTCATACCAGCCCTTGCCGATCTCCATGCGAGCCTTATCCGCCACAGTCCCCCGCGCGAAGTTCCTAGCCTCCTCGTTCTTGCGTTCACGCTCCTGCTTCGCATCCTGGGATTTACGGCGGTATGGTTCGTTGCGGAGTTCTTTCTCTTCACGCTCCAAACTCCGCAGTGTCGCCTTCTTGTTCCTGACATCCACAGACGAGACAAATGAGGCTGACTCCAAAGCCCTAAGATCACGCAGCGCCTGCGCCTTTTTCTTGCCAACCTCAACCAAGCGATGCTGTATCTGCTTCGGTGTCATTGCCGCCACACGAAGTGATGGTTCTTTTCGCTCGCCACCGTCGTTCTGAGGAATATCCTGCACCACGGGATGCACGCCGGGAACCGTCTTCCCGTTGGCGGTCAACACCCCATTGCTGATTTTCAGTACCACGGTCTTTCCACCGGACTCCACCTTAGCGACGTATTCTCCGTTAATCTTGGTCCAGACAAGTCCAAGGTCGGTTAGTTCAGCCATGATTCAAAGCTCCTTTACCTATGGGCGTTCAATTCGCCCCAGTTTTCCATGAAAAAATGATGCCACATGACATCCAATGAAGTCCGCATAAAAAAACGGGAAGTAATGTCTTTCAGACTAGCACAGGACGCGCTGCCGCCAGTCCAGCTACCGGTATTCGACTGGCAAAGGCACATCATCGCCCCATTCGCCGGAAGATTCAGCGGTCATACTCCACAAGCGTTCGACATCAAGTATGCCATTCCTGAATAGCGTGCCGGTCGCGTAGTCTTGAAGCTCGCTTCTATCGTCTGCGGACAAACCCGCACGCGTGCAGGATTCCAGCACATCATCCATCATAGACGGGTCATCCCTATGCGCCTGGAACCATGCGACGATGGGCTTGAAGTAGTCTATGGGGAGAGACGGCGCGTTGGGGTTGACTTCCCAGTCGGCTCGCATGGCCGCGTACAGGTTCTTACCGAGTTCCTTGAGTTCCTTTACGTTTGCGGAAACGTGGGTGGGCATGATATTCCTCCTGAAAAATGTTCGGGCACGACAGTCGCCGTGCCCCTTGTGTTTTGGTTTGCTAATTCCCAGAAGGTCACAAGATAGTCTTATGGCCTTCAGTGTATCAAGATTTCTCGTATTCCTTGCACAGATCGGCGGCGAACTTGCTGAGATTATCCGGGTCAAGCTCATAGTTCTCGCCGGCCTCCCCTGCTTCGTCGTAATATTTCAAGACTTCGCGTAGCGCGTTCTCCATACGTTTCGCGTGCTGCCACCGACGCAACGAGTTCATGGCATGGTCTAATGCCGGGTCATTCGTTTCACTCATTTGATTACCTCGTTTCCGTTGAACCAGTAGCCGTTCTCAAAATCCTGATTGCTTCGCCATTCCTTGTAGTCGAGAACGGCACGAAGATTAGTATCGTCTCGACTGGCCAGTTTCCGTTTCACCGCGTCGATAACATCCTTGAACCATTGCCGGCGCAGCTTCCACCACGTCATACGCGCGTAACGCGCTCGATAATCGGCCGTGTAGCCGAGGAACTTGTAATAATCGTTCATTTGACAATCTCCTGATTCCAGTCCAACATGTCGCCGGTCAGCCACTCTCCGCCACTCGAAACACGCGCGTACAACCACGCCCGGTAGCCGATTCGAGCCGCCTTATCGTGTTCCAGCCATGCTTTCAACCACGTGAAACGTAGTTTCCAGCCGGGTATGCGTCGCCACAACTCCTTGTTGACGGCGGGGTCGAAACGCTCATAACGGTAGATTGCGGTTATCATTTCGCCCAGTTTCTCTTGACATGAGAGCCGTCCTCGCAATCGGCGCTGACCATATCGTTGTCCAGTTCGTCAATGTCCAACAGGTCTCCAACACCGTTTTCATCAACCCAGTCGCTCAACTGGTCGAACGTCAAGCCTTTCGGCGCGGTGACGTGACGTGTCTCAATCTGCGTCACGCGCTGGTAAATCGTGTAGACTTCGGTTTCTTCATTCATGATGGAAACTCCCTTGTTATTGTTCGGTAAAACGATTAACGGGACAATAGACAGCTCTAAAGTCCTGTCTAAATGCTGATTTATGTGAAAACCGCACCATAGAAAGCCCTATGATGCGGTTCTAAATGACGGTTTCTATAAGAATGGCCCCATAGAACAAGTCCATGAGGCCATGAAAACGATAACGGCTATACGCTCCGCCTATATGGTGGAATGTCCAATGTGGCTTTCAACCCGTCGTTAACATGCTCCGCGTCCCTCAACGAGAGTCGTCCGAACCATTGCAGCAGTTCGCTCCTGTTGAAGTAGAAGCGTTGCGAACAGCGCACGAGCGACGGCTTCAACAGCCCCTCGGCCTTCCAGTCGAGCAGCGGCACGTCACCGGCCTCATCCCAATCAGTGTTGCCGGTTATCTTCGCCACGATACCCGACACCAGATCGCCGTCAACCTCGGTGATAACCACCGGACGCGGCTTCCCGATACCGGGATGGTCGGGAAACTCGACCCACATCAGCCACACGTCATACAGGCGCGGTTCACTTGGCGTACTGGTCATAGACATCATCCTCCGAATCATCCCAATCGGCGGGCAGTATCACATGGCCCTTCTCCGAACGCTCGAACATGTATGCATTGTGAACAGGCGGCACCGGATAACCGTCCGGCGTGTGTCGCGTCGGCCTGAACGGCAATCCGTTGTCCACCAGCGACTGGCGTAGGAACATGTTGACGGCGGTGCTCAGGCTCATGCCCATGGAATCGTAGAGCGCGGCGGCGCGCGCCTTGACGTCATCATCGACATTGGCTACCAGCTTACCCATAACAACCTCCTTAATGGTTAACAGATGGTATCAATCATATACCATATTGGGTTAGGAATGAGATATGAGTTTTCACCAGTAGATTCTGATTTCAGCGTCACTGCCAACCCAATTGTCAGGCAAAGCGGGGAACACTTCGCGCCACTCGGGTGTGAGACCATCCCGAAACTCGTCGTAATCATCCAACGAGAAATAGTCGCATTCATCGTAGCCATCGTCATGGCTGACACCTGATTCCAGCGCGTCCAGCATGTCAACCATATCCGAAGTGGCATTCGGATACAGCCACGTATGCACGGTATCCTCATGCCTCCAGCCTTTCAGCGGCGTCGAATTGCCATAAACGGTGAGCTTGATTGAAGCGCTCATAATAATCTCCTAAAGAAATATTGATTTGGCTTGTAGCAAAAAATGGGTTGCCGCCCAGCGGAAGTGAGGAAAAAGCTGGACGGCAAGAACTTAGAACAGCGGCAAAGCAAACCGCTTGTCGGGTAAATCGGTGGCGTTCAATGCCGCCAAAATCAGATCAGACGTGTGAAGCGGAATGTTGGCGCGCACCGCCGCGATATTATCCGGCGTATACGCATAGCCAGAGGACTCCAGAACCTCACGAATCTTGCTAGTGGGTATCTTGACTTCCATCATTCCCACCCCAGCATGTCGTCGATGCACCAGCCGATAGCGCACTCATACCGGTCATACGTGGTGGAATACTTCTGTGAGAACGCCTCACGCGCCCTCTTGTCGAGCATGTCCAACGACAAACCGGTTTCGGCTATCTGCTGTTCCGCAGTATCGAAGTCCGGCGCGGTGTATGGCTTGTCCAGCTTCAGCATGGCACGACGGCGTAAATCATCGATAAAACCATGCTGGCAGTCGAAGATATCCGCCACGCTATCCGCGTTATCGGCGGCCATCTCGTAAGCCGCCTGCAACAACAGGCGTACGGCTTTCTCCCGAATCTCGCTCATGTCACGCCGCCTTAACCCACTTGTCGCGGACGGTAGCCACGTAATCGGCCACCGCCTTTTCCAACTGCCTGTCACTGCCACGCTCATAACGGGCACGGTAGGCGACAACGCACCTGCCATTGGCCGAAGCAACGTAGGCCACCTTGCGGCCCTTGCTGGTACGGAAGTGACGGATAGGGCCCAAACCTTGCAATTCGGGGCATTCCTTAGCCATCATCAGGTCAGGCATCGTACAATAGGAGACGGCGAAACTGTTCACCTTCGGCGGCACTTCGGGAATCTCCTGTGTATCCGGCGCGGGTTCATCATCCATGAACTCGTCTTCCAATATCGCGTCCTCGGGCATAGGCACCGGCCACTGAACATTGCTCGTGAAGCGTTCCTCCTCACACTTCCAGTTTGCATCGATCGATGGGTGCGCGACAATGCCGCCAACCGTTTTAGCGTCCATTCCGGTAGGTACCGGCACCGGCACTGTCTTCATACGCTCGGAATCGGGTATGAGCATCCAACCATGCTCAAGGTCAACGGAGCTTGACCTCATGCCATTCAAAAAGTCCTCATACTGGACTCCCTTGGCCTGAACATTCCACGCCGTGCCCTGCGAAGTCTGGGAAAGTGACCAGACTCGTCTAACCCGAGCGTTCACATACCGAACATCATATTTCGAGCCATCCTTGCGCAACCGCACCCACATGCCGCTCACGGCATTCACGTTACGCGACGGGTCATTGGTCAGCTTCTTCATTTTGGTTTACCTCACTTGTAAAGATTCGATTTTGATTGATTTTCTGGAATGAGTAGGCGGCTAGAAGACTCTCAGCATTCACCCTCTTCGGTGGCTTCGGTGTAGAAAACGTCGTCCATTTGGTCATTGTTGAAACGCTCATTGATGTAATCGGAAATTGCCTTACCGGTATCGTCTTCGTTAATTAGCTGACTAATGCGGGTATGGCTCACACCGTTACCGTCCAAAATGTAAGCGTCTTGCGCCCAACCATCTTCATGCTCGAAAGCCTTGTTATATTCGGTTTCCGTCACATATCCCCAGTCGCCAAGGCGATAGATGCCCTCATAGGGTTGGAAACCGTCATAGCGCGTCAATGGCGATAGTTTTTCGTCAACACGTTCCACCATGTCGGCAACATCTTTAACGGTAATGGACATTTTGAATCTCCCTTAAACAAGAGGGGCACGACCACAACGCCATGCCCCACAACGATTTATTAACGATGGACTCGCACCATGTAGCCCCTACCCCACGGGACTAGCTCCACGGGATAACCTTTGGCCTCATAATGCGATTGAGTGGCAACAGCCACGGGAAACGACTTGCAACGGTAATGGTCAATCATGGTCGATCACTCACCCATATACGCAACTGGGTTAAGTTGCATGTCGATACGCCGCCATGCCCTGACCAATTCGGCGGTAGGCGCGTACCGTTCAACAGCTGACCGACTACCGTCATACCGTGCGGCCATATCATTATCGCAACCGATAACAGTGCCCGCCATGATATGACGCGCCTCTTTCGACGTGATGGCCTCACAATGCCAGTTACCATCAAACACGTCGTCGGCAACCCAAGCGTCACGCTCAGCCCTCGAATCAAACACCCTGAGACTCCCAGGCCATGACCCATCATCCCATGTCGTGCCGATACCATAAGCCCAGCGGAAAGCGTAGAAGTAGCGTGCCATCATGCCACCTCGCCATCGAAGTGACGTTCGGCGGCTACCGCGTACAGCACGTCATGCATGGTGTCGGTACTGTAGCCATTGATATTGGTGACAACTTGCAAAGTCTGCTCGGACACACCGTAATCATCTTTCAGCGCGTCCCACATTTCCTCAATAGACATTGTTGAATCTCCCTTGAATTGATGAAGCGCGGAGACAGCCGCGCGACTGATTGAATCTGATTGAAAGTTAGTAGCGTTCGCCGATTAGCACGCCGTCTTGGTAGATGTACAGGCCGGTACCGCGTCCGTTGCCCATTCGAGCACTATCCCAGTAGCAGAGTCCAGCTTGACCCGAGCCGTCTTCGTTCTCACATTGCGGGATGTTCGCGGTATCACTACCGCAAGCGGACAGGGTGAAAAGTGTGATTAACGCGGCTGAAGCCGCCAGAATTTTACGCATGGTTCCTCACTTCCATGTGAGGCGTGCTAAGATAGCACAGCCTCGATTTGATTGATTGGTTAGAGAACTTTCAACTTAAGGCACGCGGCTAGGTAGTTGGCGCTACTTAGCCGCATTCTTTTAACGCATCAGGTCGCTCGGTTGGCAGTTGAGTGCACTGGATATCTTCAAAGCGTTTTCAAGAGTCATGTTCCGAACGTCTCGCCGCCCGGTCTCATAACTGCTGATGATTGTTCGCGCTATTCCAGTGCGCTTGGCTAGCTCAACTTGTGTTAAGTCGGCTTGTTTGCGCAGTTCCTTAAGTCCCATAGGCTTACCCGCTTTCTCTAGTAGTAGGTAAACCAATTATGACAGCAAAATGTATCATTTGCATGTAGGGAAACACTGTTAAGTTCTCAAACTTGCTTTTGTCTTGCCCGATTGGGCTTGATAATTGATAGCATAACGTATCATTTTGGTTTAAACAAATCGGCGTGTCGGAAAACCAGCACGCCGAACAGCTCACACTGACGCGAACTCACGCACCAGCGCGTGCCGCATGATGTCATCAGCGGACACGCCACGACGTTTAGCGACGGCATCCAACATGGCCGACATGTCAGCGCTTAACGAAAACGTCCGACTGAGCGACAGGAACGACAGGCCCGGAATACACCGCACCCGGCCTTCCGCCGAACTCGCCGTTATCCGCATCGTCGGCCCACTTGTCCAACATGTCATCAGTGACCACACGGCCACCCTTCGCAACAAAAGACATGACACTTCCTCCTTTACAAAAGTTTCAGTTCCCGCAGCACCTTCGGCGTCGCACGCATGGCATGGAACACATGCCAACGATCCGACTCATCTAGTACCGCCACCATTTCCAGCAAACGCCCGTACTCGTCGTATCCAACCGCCACATAACGCAACGGGTCGGTATCCTCACGCGCCATAAACCGCACGACGTTCGACCATGCCACGCGCACCGAATCAGCGGACACGTCGGGATGTCGAGTCTGGATACGCGGGTCAACGACGATATCGCCAACCGGCACGGCTCACCACCTTTCGATATAACAGGTTCCAGCGTATCCCGTCCACCTTGGGACACGCTATGAGTGCCTAGACTATGGGGTAAACCCAGTGAGCTAGGCCAACTGTATACGACGCCTACAGTCAGGCGATAAAAGTTAAAGGGCACACCACGCCGAACGTGGCACTTTCACTCACTGTAGACACGTGAGCTATGACTCCGATTTATGCTCGAAATCTAAGAGTTTACGAGGGTTACTAACCCTAAGCGCATCGCACAACTTAAGCGCAGTGCCTAAAGTCATGTTCTCGATAGGCTTATTCCCCCGCTCATACTTGGAGATAATCTCACGTCCTAACCCGGTTTTATCTCCAAGCTGTTGCTGGGAATACCCTCGCTTTTGTCTTAACTCCCTAAGACTCATTGTGACCCACCTCGCAATCGCTACTATGAGCCCGATTATACTAACGCAGACGTAGTTTCTGATGCCATCGCGCGCTGTTATACCCCTCGGCTATCACCCCGAGTCCTCAAGCGCCTACGTTCTACTCGCAGTCTCTCTGACTGCTACTCATTGCTCACTAGGGTACCCGTATCCGCCGATACTTGCGATGCCATTACCCGGCATGGCTCAAGCCCGACACCTCTCACGTGTCTGACTTTTTACCCCTAGATGTAGGACGTTTTACGTTGCTGACTACTTACCGTCGAAATTCAGACATTCGGCGTACTCATGTATGACGGGATAGACCGCGCCCGCTGTTGTCAGATAACAGCGACTGCCACGAGTGTGGTCTTACTAGCGTCTACCGGCCTATCGCGCTGAGGTTTGTCAACTACAACCTACTTTTGCTCACTCTTAAATTCTCAAACAACTCAGACTCTCAAGTTCGAGCCGGACACCGTCTAGCACCGTGAGGCTTGAGGTCTACCGTTTGGCTGTCTGCCTTGCGGTAGTTACCAACTATAGCCGGGTAATTAAATACCCGCAAGTCGGTATCACAAACCACCACTAAAACCATTGCAATTACTAGCATTCCTCGGCGTGTCGAAACCACCATAAACCACGCAAAAACCACCACGCCATAGAGTCCAGTCCACTACCTCATGCGTATATGGTTGCACATACAACAGTTGCATGGCGCAACAATCACCAAACATGAGCCAACCTCACTCAACCTCACGCCACTGCCGCTCGTAGTCCCATGACCACGTAGGCACGCGCATACACGCGCACACGCCTACGCGCATACACACACGCCCACACACGCGCACGCAAACACACGCGCACGCCTACGCACGCGCCCATACGCACGCACGCGCGTACACGCGCACGCGCACACATGGGGGTGGGAGAGCCCCACCCCGGTAAGACGTGGGGGCCGCACGGACAATGGTTCTGCTCGTGAATGATCTGCTGGGCCATTTTTTGAATTAGCGTTTCATTGGTGGTGGGAATACTCTTGCAACGCTTGCTGCAACGCTTGTTGTGAGTAAACTGTCGTGTAGATGGATTGTCGGGGAATGGAGCAAGGCTCAGATTCCTGACAAATTATTATTCACCCCGTATGCCATTGGCGTCGGGGTTTTGTTTTTGCCGTGCCTTTAGATCACATCAACAGACAGTGTTGGTGTCGTTTCTTGAACCGGGGCGCGGTGTGGACGGTTGGCAGAGTCCGGTTGATTGCAGTGGCTTGCTAAGCCGCCGAACGTCGTTTTGGCGTTCCGCGAGTTCGAATCTCGCACCGTCCGCGAAGTATCGAGGGTCGCTCCCTTGGTGCTTTATGAGGTTGGCTGAATAAACCCGGATTGCATGTATGCCGGGTTAAGGCTGCGTCACGGCTTAGCGGCACCCTTTAGCGGGGGAAGTGTGACGAGGAACGCTACAGCGGTACACGGTTAGTGCATCACATGCTCGGCGTTGGTGGTAAAACGCAATCCACCACCTCGCAATTCTTAGCTCATCTACATGTCGTAGAAGGAGTTTCCTAGGTCGTTTCTATGAAGCGGCCTTTGTTTTCCCGATCTGGTCTGCTACGTAGGGGCTGGGGGTGGATGACCTACGGGTCGCGCCACAATCGGGGTCTGGCGGTAGGCACGTGGAGTGCGCGTCGGCTGCAACCCGACTGCCTTTGGCAATGGGGGTTCGATTCTCCCTGCCGCCACAATCGCAATGTAGTGCCAAATATCTGGTTGTTAGGACTGGGGCTGAATACCTAGGGTGTCCCGGTCGCAGAGAACGTCGGGTAGCGCCCGGAGATCGTCGCATTATATTCGTGCGGCGCGTTGCGAGATTTGGAGAGGCCAGCCGATTGGCGGCGGCAACTGTTCCGAAAACAGTCTGCCCTTACGGGCGTGTGGGTTCGACTCCCACTCTCTCCGCGGAGACGGCTGGTCGGACGTCTGACGAGCGAAATATTACGACCTATATGCCCGTGGCCGAGTGGTTCAGGCACCGGTCTCCAAAACCGGTTACGGAAGTTCGATTCTTCCCGGGTATGCGATGCCTTGAGAAGAGGCAGCTCTTGGCGGTGACAGCTTCTCAGTCATCGCCAGTCGCCGGCGGCGGCTTCACGCCATGCCGTACGGCAATAACTGAATAGCCTTCCTCTAGTGGGAGGCATGGCATTCTAGCTCATTGGAAGAGCGGCGCTCTCGTAAAGCGCAGGTTCGAGTTCGATTCTCGGGATTGCCTCTAGGAGCCGGTGGCTCGTGGACCAACATCCCCTGTATTTGGATTAACCCCGTTGGAATGCTCGCTCGCCACGCTCCCACCGGCTCCGCCCCCTACGTGTAAGGAGTCATCGTGGCTTGGTCATCTTCCAACCGTGATGCACGGTTCAACCCCGGATGGGAGCGGACCCGCAAGCGGATATTAGAGCGGGACCACCATCGATGCCAGTGGATTGTGACCGACTGGCATACGGGGGCGAAGCATATTTGCGGCTATCCTGCCAATGAGGTCGATCATAAGGTTCGCGCGAAGAACGGTGAGCCTGATGATGATTCCCCGTCGAACCTGTGGGCGTTGTGCTCATATCACCATAAGCAGAAAACCGCTCGTGAGAGTGGTGAGGCTCGGGTGGAAAAGCGTAGGAGCCGCGAGGAGGCCGAATGGTATTCGAGGCCGGCTTTTCGATAGAGCGTTGCGCTGTGTTCGGGTGTCTTAACCCGGTGTGCGCCAAAGGGTTGTGCAGGGAGCATTACAACCGGAACTATTATTCCGGCACTCCGTTGAGGAGGCTGCGTACCCGCATGTGTCCGGTGTGCTTCAAATGGTTCGACCCTGAGCGTTCCTCTCGTTTGTTCTGTTCGGACAAGTGTCGTTTGAGGTATTTCCGTAAACGTCAACTGCATCCTGAGCTGCCGTCGCGTCCTGAAACCGTGTTGCATGAGCGGACGGTGGAACCGGATGAACGGCCTCGGATGGTTGTCGAGTCTTTCACCCGTTCGCAGGTGATTGAGAAGTGTGCCGGCCGTTGCCAGAAGTGCGGCGGGCTGGTCGATGTAGATAGTGCCGGGCCTGACGGCGCGGCTTTTGAGTGGAAGGTTCCTTTGGAGAAGTCGCATTCAGCGACTTTGGAGAACCGCATTCTCGTTCACGACCGGTGCAGGGGCGAAAAGCCTGTGCGTCGGACAGCCCGGAATGGGCGGAAACGGAGCGTGAATCATGGCAGGAAACGGGCGTAGGGCGTCCAAGATAGCCGCGATGCCTTTGCTGAGCAGTCCCGAGGAGCCGGTTGGCCCGGAACTGCCTGATGTTCGCCCGGATACGGGCGATGAATGGTTGCCGGTCACTCGCCGCTGGTATGAGGATTTGCGTCGTAGCCCGTTGGCTCAGCGTATGGGCGTTGGCCCTGACTGGGATTTCGTGTTGGATACGGCGCTGCTCAAGGATGATTTCAAACGTTCCCGTAAGGGGCGTGCGATTCTGGCGGCTGAGATTCGCCAGCGTGAGGCTATGATCGGCGTCACTCCGAAGGCGCGTAACGATTTGAAGTTCGACGCGCCTCAGGCGAATGATTTGAAGGCGTCCTCGTATTCGGGTTCCTCGAACGTCATCAGCATGGAGGAAGCACGTAGGCAGCGTCGGGCGGTGGGCTGATGCATGACGTTATCCCTAATCTGACCGCCGAGGATAGGGAGCGTTCGCTTGGCTGGCTTGCCTTGTGGTGGATACAGTCGTTTTGCGTCGTGGGTTCGGAGCCCGCGTATGACATGCCCGTGTATGAGAGTCCTGAGTATGCGCGGTTCTACGTGGACTGTTACGCGCTCGACAAGTATGGGCAGCGTCGTTTCAACCATGTGTTCCTGAGTCGCCCCAAGGGTTGTGACAAGTCCGGCAAGGGTGGCCGTCTGGGTTTGTTCGAGGCTTTGGGCCCGTGCCGTTTCGCCGGTTGGGCGAAGGGCGGGGAAACCTACACGTTCCTCGGTCAGACTTACGAGTATCTGCCGGGCGAGCCTATGGGCCGTCCCGTGCAGGGTCCGAACGTGGTGTGCATCGCCACCGCCGAAGAACAGACGGATAACGTTTATCAGGTGATGAAGTACAACTGCGAGAACGGGCCTTTGAGCCAGTTGCGCGGTTATGGGCTTGATGTCGGTGAAACCCGTATCCTGCTGCCGGAGGGTGGTTCGATCAAGCCCGGTGCCACCGGTTCTTCCACGCATGACGGCGGCAAGCAGACGTTCATTATCGCTGACGAATCCCACTTGTACAACGTTCCCCGGTTGAAGGCCACGTATCATACGCTGAAACGTAATCTTTCGAAGCGTATGGGCGACGCCGAACCGTGGGTGTTGGAAACCACGACCATGTACCGTCCCGGCGAGAACAGTATCGCCGAGGAGACTTACAAGCACGCTCAGGATATTCGAGAGGGTCGCGTCAAGGACCCGAAGCTGCTGTTCGACCACAGGTATTCGCCTTTGAACATCGATGACCTGGGTGATGCGGGCAAACTGAAGCATGGCTTGTATGAGGCGTATGGTTCCGCCGCGAAGTCAAGGGACGGCAAGGACCATATCATTCTCGCTGACGGCAATATCGTGCCGGTCAACGACGAGGGTGTGAGCGATGACGGGTATTCGCTTCGCTCCCCCGGAGTGGAGCCGGGCCCGTCGAAGGACGGCTGGGTTGATATTCGCGGCCCTATCGCGGATATTCTCGACCCTGCTTCGGATGTGGGCGATTCGATTCGCTACTACCTGAACAGTCTCACGAGCGTTTCCGACGCTTGGCTGTCCGAATCCCTGTTGAAAAGCCATCTCGCGGGCATCGCATTGTATGCGGGCGTTCCCGAGGGCACCGACTTGGACGAGGCAGCGCCTTGGAAGGACATTATTTCGGACGAGGACGAGATAACGCTTGGCTTCGACGGTTCGCTTTCCGATGATGCGACCGCCTTGGTCGGCTGTCGTGTCAGGGACGGCCTGTTGTTCCTTATCAAACTGGAACAGAAGCCCGAAGGCCCCGAGGCCGCTGACTGGCAGGTCGATGTGGAGGCGTTCGACCGTAAGGTTCGCTGGATGCTGGACAACTATAACGTTGTCGGCTTCTTCGCGGATGTCCACGGCTGGCGTGACCTCATTATCGGCTGGGAAACCGACTACTCGTATCTCGATCTTGTGGGCCAGCGCAACAACGGCGACCCGATCATGTTCCACACGAACAATTGGGGGTCGGACATGAAGCAGGCGTATGTGGACATGCATACCGCGTTCTGTCGTGAATGGACGGCGTGCGATGACGAGGACAATCCCGTCATCGGTGATGTCGCGTTGTTGGCCGACCCGAGGCTTCTCGCGCATTTCAGAAACGCGCGAAGGAAGAACCTGCGCCAGACGAACGCCGATGGCTCCACTCAGTACCTCGTGTACAAGGAGACGCCGAACAGTCCGTTGAAGATAGACGCCTGTATCGCGGGCGTCCTCGCATATACGGCGCGTACCCGTTATCTGGAACAGGCCAGTTCCCGTGCGCCGAGGGTGCGCACCCACGTTACCCGAGTGACTTATTAGAAGGATGGTGAGATATGGCCGTGCAGTTGGAGTCGTTGGTTCCCGATGATGTCGAACCGGGAGGCGACGGCGTGGTGCTTACCCGGTTGGCGAACCGGCTGGTGAACCGTATCCCCATGCTGTGCCGGTTGAAAACGTTCTACGACGGCAAGGAGACCGTGCCCACGAAGGCCGTCCCCCGCAACATGGATGTGACCAGTTCGGACATCTACCGCAGGTTCGTGGACATCTGCCCGATGAACTTGGCGAGCACGATAGCGAACGCGGTCATCACCTCGGAGAAGCCCACCGGCTTCCGTCTGGTGTCGGACAAGGCGATACGTTCCACCGCCGCTGACGATATGTGGCAGAAGTCGGGCATGAACCTGAAATCGTTGAACATGCTGCGTGACGCATCGGTTTACGGTGCCGCCTATGCGCAGGCGTGGTCGACGCCTAACCCGGCCTACATTTCGAGGCTCAGTCCTTGGAATACCGTCGTTTCCGACGATAAGAGCGCGGCCATCGTCTACTCGTATGACGCGGATGAAGGCACCGAGAACATCGCCTTGTACCGTCTGGTCCGTGACGATAAGGGCAATGTGACCGACGTGTATGGTCGTGTCGCCAGACGTGAGGTGGAGTCGCGGACGCTGCCGACCGACAGTCCCGACTATGAGGATGCCGTGTATGAGCTGGCGAACGATGATTCCAAGAAGAAACCGTCGTTGCCCGCCTTGTTCGAATGGGTGGATGCGGCCAGTTCCGATGGTCTTGATTTCGCCCGTGACTGCGGTTGCCTGCCCATCGTCCAGTTGAAGACCGCGACCGGTCGAGGCCAGTTCGAGCCTCATCTTCCGACGTTGAGCGCCATCGACCAGCAGCGTTTCCAACGTTTCTGCATTCAGGAGATGCAGGCGTTCAAACAGCGTTGGGTGTCCGGCGACCTTCCCGAGTATTACACGAAGCAGGACCCGGCCGTGAAGGCCAATCGTGCGCGTGCCGGTGAGAAGATCGACTACTCGTCCTTGTTCGAGCTTGGCCCCGCCGCCTTGTGGCTGATGCCGAAGGACGCGAAGATGGGTGAAAGCTCCGTGACGGATATCACGCCGATTGTCTCCGCCGCGAACACGGACATCAAACAGTTGGCCGGCGCGTCCGGCACCCCGTTGTCGATTCTCAGCCCTGACGTTTCCGGCAGCGCGGCGGGGGCGAAGCTCACCACCCGCATGTTGAGGCTCAAGGTGCAGGACATGAACGAGCGTGCCAATGATGCGTTCGTATTGTTGCTTCGCATGGCGTTGGTCGCAAGCGGCCAGCAGTCCGCCGCCGATGAACGTTTCGAGACGATGTGGCAGCCGGTCGAAACCCCCACCGATTTGGAGCAGGCGCAAGCCGCCAACTATGTGAAGGGACTGCTGCCGGTCAAGACCATCATGCGACGGTTCCTGAACATGAGCGAGATGGATATAGCCGAAGCCATGCAGGACTTGCAGGACACGGCTTTCGCCACCGCCCTGAGTCAGGAGAACACTCTGGTCGAAGGCAAGACCTCACAGCAGTCGGCTCCCACCTTGCAGGACACGTTGGATTCGACATCGACCATCCTTGACCTGAACGACGTTCTGGGCGACGAGACGTTGGACTCCACCAATGAGGTGACGTGATGGCCGACATGACACAGGCGCTGACCGTCATGGAACGGCAGCGTCAGGCGCTGGTCGACGCCTACGTGCAGCGTGCGTGGAACATGTGGAAGTCGCTCGACCCCGCCGACTGGTGGAACGACGCGATAACACAGGGCGTGTCCGCGTGGATAACACAGAACCAGATCGCGTTCATCAAAGCCATGCGGCATCTGGGCGTCTCCTATGCGGACGTGATGCTCGGCATGGTGAACGTGCCTTCGGATGGTCAGATTCCCGAATACATCGTCACAAGGGACAACACCGACCCGTGGGCGGTGAGCGTGCGTCCTGCCGACGCCTATCGGAGCATGGCCGTAAGGGACCCGTCGATACGCCCGCTGGCATGGGACAATCTGGACGATTACGTGCAGAAGGCCGTTGATGATTGGCTTGACGCCGCCGTGAAACGGTTGACGGACAATGCGAACACCGATGGTCAGATAGCCATGAACAGTGCGGCCACGCAACGGTTTCATGGTTCCGGCGTCAGAAAATACCGTAGGGTCATACACCCCGAGCTTTCCAAGACCGGCACGTGCGGCCTGTGCGCCGTCGCGGCCACGAACGTGTTTTCCACGGCCGACCTTCTGCCCATGCACAACAACTGCAAATGCACCGTCGCCCCGATCACCGCGAACAATGACCCCGGTCTGAAACTCAACCGGGAGGATTTGGACGCCATCTACAGGAAGGCTGGCAGCACGTCAGCCGCCGACCTGAAAAGCGTGCGCGTCATCGTGGAATCGCATAGCGAGATCGGGCCGATTCTCACGCAGTCCCAGTGGCGGCGTGAATACGATGACGGCACTCCCGCGCCGGAATGGCATATCCCCGACCTGAAGATGACGCGCACCGCGTTGCAGCGCATGTACGCGAGGGCTATGGAGTTCCAGCAGCATTATCAGAAAGTGCTGGATACGGGCGAGGAAGACGATTTTTCATTCGAGGGTCGAAAGTACAGCTTCCGGCCTTCGGTGCATTTAAGACAAGCCATGTCCTATCAGAGGGCGTGGCTCCGATACCTGCGGTCGACCCTCGGTTTGGCCGCGTGAATGAAAGGGGCGGGCGGATGCCTACCAAGGAAGAACAGAACACTGCCGAAACCGAAACGGTTCAGCAGTCTCAGCCTGAAACGGGCGCGGCAGAAACGACCGCCGACATTCAGGAAAACAATGAAAACGTCAAGCCGGAGGAAAACCCCGGTGACAACGAGCTTGCCAAGTGGAAGGCGATGAGCCGTAAGAACGAGAAGCAGGCCGAAGCGAACCTCAAGCAGGTGCAGCAGGTTCAGGCCGAGCTTGCCCAGGTGCGTGCCGACAACGCGCGTCTGATTGCGAAGAGCACGTATCCGCAGGTCACTGACAAGGTGTTTGAAGCCCTGTATAAGGGTGATGGCACGCCGGAGGATATCGCGGACTTCGCCAAGTCCTATGCGGAGCTCAACCCCATCCAACCCGGTTCGCCGTTGGGTGTTCAGCCGAACGGCCGCGTTCAGGTGCCGGAAGCCGAGGCTCTTCGCAGCGTGGGCCGAAAGGCCGAGAACCCCGAGGGCGAGTTCAATCCGAAACCAAAGCGCGGCGACGCCTACAAGCGTGCGATGGACCGTCAGAACGCCCGCCGCCGCAACCATAACAAGCAAACCAAATGAAAGGAGCCATACTCATGGCGCTTCCTATTGAAATGGTGCATGGCACCGGCCTGACCACCGTTGAGGAAAACAACGAGTGGCGTTTTGGCGAACAGTCGGGCGGCGTGGTTTCGGTCACGCTCGCACCGGAACTGTTCAATGTTTCCGATGAAACTTTGAAGGGCAAGTACCTGACCGGTATCGGCCCGAACGCCACCACCGTTTACATCCGTTCCGGTATTCCGCTCGCCAAGATCACAAGCGGCGCGAACAAGGACGCTTACGGCCCATACGACCCGAGCGCCAAGGATGGCCGTCAGACCGCCATCGCAGGCCTGCTCGAATCCATGATCGCCGTGAACATCACCTACGCCGGATGGGATGTGGATGACGTGTACGTCGGTATGCGTTATCGCGGCGACATCATCAAGAGCAAGCTTCCCGTGGTCCCGGCCGATACCGCCGTGTGGAACGGCGACTTCTGGGATGTGGAAGACGATGTGGTCACCCGACTGTCGGGAAAAGCCTGACCCCAGCACCTCCGGAGAGTATTGAAGCCACACCTTCCTCAATGACTCTCAGAGTTGGGGAAACCAAGGAATTGAACGTCAGCGTGCTCCCGCCCGACGCGGACCAGACCGTGGGTGTGACGGTGGATGACGCGACGATTGCTCGCGTCTCTTCAATATAGGTGCTTGGGGTATTCCCCGGCCGTGTTTGTAGAAAGGAAAACTTATGACTCTAGACAAGGAAATCTTCCCGCCGAGCGAAGCCACCGAGGTTGCGCAGGCGGGCTTCGATTACGTGAACGGCATTCTCCCGTTCTCCACCATGTTCCCCATCCAGTCCAATGACGGCGAATGGACCGTCTCTTGGACGCCGAATCTGCCGACGCTCTCCACGAACGCCATGCAGCGTCGTGCGCTGGACGCTGAGATCGGCCACACTTCGATGGTCGAACAGTCCGCCGAACAGCATACGGGCCTTCTGCCCCTGTCCGGCATGGGCCACATCACCGAACGTGATATGGCCAAGCACGCGAACGACAAGCAGTTCATTCACGACAAGGCCGAAGCCAAGACCACGCATCTGGGCCAGACCGCCGGCGTGACCCTTGAACTTGAGTCCATCTCCGCGATGATGGACGGCAAGATCACCATCAACGAGAACGGCGCGAACGTTGTCTACTCGTTCGGCCGTCCGGCCAAGCAGCATAATCAGACTCCGACCACTCTCTGGTCCCAGGCTACTTCCGACCCGATTGCCGACGTTCAGGGTTGGATTGAGGTCATGCGCAAGAACAAGGGCCGTACACCGCACGCCGCGTTCACCACGTCGAAGGTCATCGACGCATTGCGCGTCAACGAACAGTTCCGTCAGGAAGCGTCCGGCATGGACTTGGCGCATTCCAAGCCACGACTGTCCCGCGACGAGGTGCTGGGCGTTCTCGCCAGCCAGCTTCAGCTGAACGACGTGCGTATGCTCGACCTCGAATACGAGAACCTTGAACTGGACGGCGGCTTCAAGATGGACGTGGACACCACCACGCTCATCCCCGATGCCACGTTCGTCATGCTTCCCTCGTTCAACGACCCGACCCTTGGCTTCACCGCTTCCGGCCCGACCGCCGAAGCCCAGAACTCCGAGTATGAGATCAACAAGAACGTCAACGACGGTCTTGTCGCCGCCATGCTCTCCCATCAGGCTCCGGCCAACTACGATATCTGGGTCAACGGCTCCGCGCTGCCCGTATTGCAGGATGCCGTCAGCACGTTCAAGGCCAACGTCCTGTAGGAGCCGTCATGGCAAGCGTTGACGGCATCGACTGGATGAAACACATGCAGGTCAGTCTGCTCGACCAGCCCGGGCTAGCCGACGCCTATCCGAACGAATGGGTGAAATCACGTTGCCGTATCGCCGCCGAAATGGCGTTGACCGAATCCGGCAACGCGGAACCCCGCCTCAATTCGGGCGACCTGAGCGAGGACACGTTCGCCTACGTGGTCTGCTCGATGGTGATTCGCGTCATGCGATGGCACCGGTTCAAATCCGAGTCGAACGGCAACTATTCATACGAGGAGCATGACCCCCAGCCTAATCCGCCCGCCTATGACGCCAGTCCCAACCTGTATGTGAGCAAACGCGAAAAGCAGTTGCTTGACGGATACGCGGAGGGACACGGCCCCGTAGGCACCATTGGTGTCGGGTTGAGCCGAATCTACGGATTGTGAGACCTCTTATGGCCGATGAAAACATGGATTTGGGCCACCTGTACGACGGTGTTGATTTGGAGCGGCTGGGCGGGGGCCACCTGTACGACGATACCGAGTTGGAGCCTCGTATCACGGATGACCTTCTGCACCGCGACATGATCGTGGTGCAGCCGATGAAACCGGTCGGAACCGTCTACGGTTCCGGCACGGTGCCGGATGGGGACGCCTCATACTGTTACTGCTCGTTCGAGCCTCGAATCAATAAGAACAGCACGTTTTCCAAGAACTGGGCGCAGGACACCACGCCGCAAACGACCGGTGGCCTGCGTGAGGATGCGTTGGCGATTGTTCTCGCGCCGGAATGGCATGGGGACATCAATACGCAGTTCTGGTTCGATAACGCCTGTTATGAGGTTGACGGCCCGCCTATGGAGATGCGTCACGCTTCGGATGCCGCCCATCATTGGAACATCACCGCGAGGTGCATCGGCCATGCGACCGAGGACAACGGGTTGAAACCGCCCGTCCCGCCCGAGGGGAGCCGCACATGGGGTACGTGAACTTGAAGCCCGCGAACGTGCTGAACCGTGACATGGCGATACTGTTCGGAGCCGAAGCGACACGTCCCGTGGCGGAGAAGGTCGAAGCGAAGGCGAAGGCGCTGGCCGATATGAAGGCGAAGCATTCGTCCGTCGCCGACCGCATCGACATCAGCACCCACGCGCATGGCACGCACACCGCCGTAATCATGAGCGTGACAGGCCGTGACGGTTCGGAAATCGCCTCGCATCTTGAGTTCGGCTACTTCAACCGGTGGCTGGAACACAAGTACGGCATTAAAAGCCCGAGTGCTTGGATGCCGGGATTGTTCATCATGTCGGAGGCGAAATATGTCAGACCCTAAGATATTCGACCTTTCCGTAAGGGAACAGTTGGATGCGGTCGCCATGACACGCGCCTACCTGGACGCCGTCGAATGGAAGAACCGTGATTTCAGGCCGGTCATCCAACCGGAGGTCACGCCCGCCACGGATTCGCTCCTGTTGTCCCATGACGTGATTCTCTACCATTGCGGAGCGCCGGAACAGCCCGACTGGAATCTGAAGGCTTGGATATGGCAGTACACGCTGTCTTTGACGGTGTTGGGCCGTGACCCGGAACGGGTGGCCCGCATCTGCGGATGGCTGCACCGTTGCATATCCGCATGGCCGTACCAGCCGGGGACCATGTACGGGAAAATCGGGCGCATAGTGGACAACCCCGGTTTCGAGTCCCGTGCTTCCGGCGACATGACCAGTTCCAAAAGCATCGTCGCGTGGACTTCCACGAAACGCATACAGGCCGCGTCCCCACGCGGCTGACCTTATCTGAAAACCATCAATCACACAATCAGACCCCGCACGCCTGCACGGCTGCGGGGTTTTCCATATTTGAAAGGAAAACGATATGGCTGACGAAATCGGCATCCACGATGACGGCGTATTGACCGCCGTCCGAGGAGCGATCTTCATGGCGAAGGCCGATACGACCATTACCTCCGCACTGCTCAAGCAGTTCACCGTCGAGGCGGCGACCGTGGGCGTGGGCGACGGCATGTGGACGAACCTTGGCCACATGTCGAACGACAACCTGCCCGAGTTCGCGTTGGACGGCGGCGACGCCACCACGCTTTCCACGTGGCTTAAGAACGCCTTCCGCACCCAGTACGACCAGACCACCGGCACTGTGACGTTCAATTCGGTGCAGGGCGACAAGGGCACGTTCAAGACGTTCTACAACGCGGTCGACATGCCCGATGTCGGTGTGGCGTTCAGTTTGGAGAAGACGCCTATCAACAAGGCGTTGTTCATCCTCTGGTCTGACACGAACATCAACTCGCGTGCTGGCCTGCTGCTGCCGAACACGGATATCGCGTTCTCCAGTCTGCCTGCTCTTTCCACGGATTCGTTCGTGGAGTTCTCCGCTCAGGCGAACATCAAGACCTCCAGCGCGCTTCCGCGTGACGCGGCCAAGAAGTTCACGTCCGCAGCCTACCTCAGCCCGGCTGATTTCGCTGCCGCCGCCTGACCTGGATTCTTCCTTGCCGCGTACCTATCCGCGCGGCAAGGATATTCCTCTTTTTTCGGATAGGAACCATTTTCACACTTTATGGATAGGAGCCGATGATGGCAGAGAACATTGAAACCACCGAGACTACCGAGAACAAGACCCCGGAGACTTGGGATGAATTGAAGAGTCTTCCCCTGTTCGAGGAGCTTCCCGACATGGTGAAGCCGCAGGAATTGAACGTGGCGCAGTCCGCCGAGTTCCGTGTGACATGGCAGCGCGTCAACGAACGCCAGACCAGACTGTTCGACACGGGCGTCTTCGATGACGAGACCGCCGACAAGGGCAAGAAGAAAACCAAGGAGAAGCGCGACGAGGACGAGGCCGTTGTGCTCATGGCCGAGATCGCCCAGTACGCCGACATGTTCTATCGTGACATCGCCGTGGACGAGAAGCAGTGGGAGGATTTCACGAAGGGCCGCACCTTGGAGGACCTGTTCGTGTTGCTGGTCTCCCTGACCTCGTTCTACGCATTGGCACTGGGAAAATCAAGCGGCTCCAAGACGCGCTTGACGAAAGCCGAGTAGCGGTCTGCTCTGATTTCCAACGCTTCTACAATCTGAATCTCCCGGCCCGTCTGAAGGTGGACGAACCCGTATGGCTGTGCGCCCTGTTGGACGGGTTGGAAGGCGTTGACGGAAGCCTGTACCGCGCGTACATGATGGAACATCACCCTTTGCCGGCGTCCGATTCCAAGGAGACGCCACGGCTCTCCTACGTCACTTACGGGCAGTCGCAGATGCTCATGCTTGACATGGCGAACACGCTTGACGTGCTCAGGGTGATGCTCGCCCGGATGATGGGCGACAAGAAGATTAAGCCACGTCCCATCAACCCGCCCGGAGTGGCGGACAAGCCCGATTCGATGGCGTCGAAGTCGTTTACCACGGCGGGCAAGTCGTTCGCCCAGATCACGGGCATGTTGGGTGCCGTGTTCGGCGGCAACAGTTTCTAACAGAAAACCCCTCGCATTCCACGAGGGGTTTTCGTTTATCCTCCCGGAGGTTTTCTCATGGCCTTGTATTCCGCTGGCGCGGTCGGCGTCGATATTCGCCCGGACACCGATAATTTCTGGAAGATTCTCAACGCGGAACTACATTCTCGTCACCCTGAGGTCACCGTTGATGTGAACACGAAGGGTGTCGCACGCGCCAAGGAGCAGATGCGCGACCTTGACGGCAAGACCCTCACCAACGTGGTGAAGATTGACGGCGACCCGTCCGGCTTGCGTGCCATCGACAAGGCGATTCGGGCGCAACGCGACCAGTGGGCGAAGAAACCGGTCACCAGCAGGTTCGACTTGGACGATACGTCGTTCAATGAGAAGATTCACCGGCTTTCCAACCAGACCAAACGGACCGTCGGCCAGACGGAGGCGTTCGTCAAGAAGTCGCAGAAATCCGTGGCCGACAGTCTTCAGGACAGTCTCTCCCGTATGCGTTCGGCTCGTGACCGCTACGACAAGGAGGCCACGGCCGCATCCCGCAGGCAGACCGTGCTCATCAAGGACGAGCACGCCGCCTACGACATGTACGCGGAGGCCATCGAGAACGGGCGCAAACGTCAGGAGCAGTTGACCCGCAGTCAGGCCGATGTCAGTAAGACCCTTGACTGGTCCATCAAGAAGATGAAGGAGCTGCGCGAGGCCGGGGACATCGACACCGCGAACTGGTACAAGAACAGTCGCATCCCCGAGCTGCGCGAACAGCTCAAGGGTCTGAAGGCCGACCTGAAGGCAGTAGGCAAGGAGATAGCGGAGAACAAGAAGGCGCAGGACAAGCTCTTCTCCGCTGATTTCGACAACAAGGTAGCGGCCCAGCAGCGTCTTATCGACTCCAACACCAAGAAGTGGGAGAAGGCGACCGACGCCATCTCCAAGTATTCGGACGCCGAGCTCATGCGCAAGGCGCGGCTCAATGACTTCAACCGTGAGAACGACCGGCTGTTCTCCGGCCTGAACAAGATTCTCGACCTTGAGGAGAAGTCCGAGAAGCTGAACCGTAGGCAGCTTCAGCAGCTGCCGAAGCTCACGGCCGGCCAGAAGGCGTTGGCCGAGGTGTTCGGAGACACGGGAACCAGCGTCAAACGCCTCAACGCGGTACAGAACGATTCACGCCGCACGATGGACAAGCAGCGCAAGACCGCCCGCGAGCTGACCAGCCTGTTCGACGAGCAGGAGACTCAGGTCAAGGCGCTTTCCGCCGCGTTCCAGAAGTTCAAGCCTATGGGCATCGACAAGAGCCTTGGCAAGGAGCTCAACAACACCTTCGACCAGTTGAAGAAGCTGCGCGACTTCGCATCCCGCAAGCCGATCACCGCCAAAGCCACATTGGATAAGACCCAATGGGACAAAAAATACGCGGAACTGATGTATGACGCGGAGAAGCTGCGCGCCAAACTCGACCGGGAGCATGAGGTCAACGTCCGTGTCAAGGTGTGGGAGAACAACGCCGACAAGCTTGAGAAACGTCTGAACCGTCTGCGTCATACGCGCCTCGACATTCCAGTGGACTGGCAAGTCAATCAGGAACAAATCATCGCGTCGATGCGTGAGACCGCCGCGAAAATCAAAGCCAATCCCGAACGTCGCTGGGAGTTGGAAGCCGACCTCGACCTGCAAATGCATCGCGCCGAGGAGAAGCTGAAGAAATTCGAGGACAAGAACGACGAGCTCAAGATGGACGTGGACTTGGAGACCGCGTTGGCCCGAGCCCATCTCGCCTACTTCACCCGTCCGCGCACCGTTGATATCTTCGCTAATTTCAAGGGCACTGACCTTGGCAAGATTTTCTCCGGCATGACCTCCGGTGCCACCGGTTTGAAGGGCGTGCAGAACCAGTTCGATAGTCTGGTGAACACGTTCGACAAGCTCGACAAGGTGGTCCCGAAATGGTCGCTGCTCGGCGCTGGTCTGACCGCGTTGGGTGCGGGCCTGTTGAACCTTGGTCGTACCGCAGGCGGCGTGGGCGTGAGCCTCGTTTCCATGACGAAGGCGGCGATGGCCGCTCCCGGCGCTCTTATCGGCATCGGTGCGGCGTTCACCGCTCTCAAGCTCGCTTGGGGCGAGAAGGGCGAGACGTTCTTCGACCAGATCGATGTCGGAAGCACGAAGCTCGCCAATCTTGGCGTCGAGGTGCAGGACGCCTTCTACGGGAAGGCTCGACCGGCGATTCGCGGTCTTATGGATGATGTGAGCGGCAAGCTCACTCCCGGCATCACGAGCATAGCCGAGGGCGAGGGTCTGGTTGTCGAGGGTTTGACGGAGGTCATCCGCAAATCGTATGAGGCTGACAAGCTGCCTCGAATCTTCACGAAGTCCCGTGAGGCGATAGACAATCTGAACCCCGGATTGCAGGATTTGACGAGGGCGTTCCTTGGCTTGGGCGACCAGACCAGCCAGTATCTGCCGCGCATGGGCTCCTATATCTCCAATATAGCGAGCAAGTGGGCCGACTGGGTGGATACCGCTGGGCGCACCGGCGAAATCATCGTCTCGATGGAGAAGGCCGTTGAACAGGGCGGCTATCTGAAGTCCAGTGTCTCCGACCTCATCGGCGTATTGGGTGGCTTGTTCCGCCCGTTGGCCGAGGGTCAGAACGGTTTGGAGGTGTTCGCTCGGAACATCCATAAGGCGAACGAGGCAGTCAATTCCTCTCGCTTCCAGGATACCCTTTCCGCTTGGGCTCAGGGTGCGAAGGACGCGCAGGAGGGGATGCGCAACTCGTTCTCGGATATAGCTGATATTGCTTATTCGCTGCGCAACGTGTTCAAGCAGGTGTTTGCCGACTCCGGCTACATCGTGGGCGATGCCATATCAGGCATCAGCCGCGCGTTGAGGCAGATGGGGCCCGGACTGTCCGATTTCACGTCCGGTGTCAGGGACGGTTTCAGCAAGGTGTTCGACGCCATAGGCGACACCGGTCCCATGTTCTCCGATCTCGCCTCGATGGTGGGTCAGTTGTCGCGCACGTTCGGTGGCACGTTCGCCGCTTCGTTGCGTGCCGCGTCCCCGCTTATCACGGCTCTCGCCAATGGTGCGGAAGCGTTGTCCAACGTGTTCTCGAAGCTGCCGGAACCGATTCAGGCTGCTATGGGATTGTGGGCGACGTTCGGTCGTGCTGGCAAGACCGCGTTCGAGTCGCTTAAGACCGGCATGTTGCAGAACATCCAGCAGTCCATGCAGTACCAGCAGATGCTGAACAAGTTGGGGTTGAGCGCAGAACAGGCGTCCGTGAAGATGGGCACCCTGATTAAGGCGATGAATCAGCTGCGTTCCGGCAATTATGCGGGTATTCTGTCCGGTGCCGTCACCGGCATCAACCAGATGGGTACCGCAGCCCAGAAGAGCGGAACCAAGCTGATGACGGTTGGCGAAGCCGCGAAGCAGTCCGCTTCCGGCACGTTGCTGTTGGCTAATGCTAGTGGCAAGATGACCGGGAGCGTCGAAACTATGGGCAAGTCCGCTGCCGGCGCTGTCGGCAAGTTCGGCGGTTTGAAGAACGCCGCGAGCGGGCTTATCGGAGTGTTGG